TTTTGCACTTTCAGTTGAAGAGCCTACGACTGTGCTCAAAGTGTCCCATATGTTTTGACCAATACCAAACTTGATTTCTTTATCTTTTAATGCTTGTGTAAATCTATTTATATCGTTAACATTTGCTTCAATAGATTGAACCCCAGATACCAAAGTATCTACTTTAGGTTGTATTGTTGCTGGCAACATCCTAACTTTAGCACCACTAATTGCCTCATTTATAAACTTTTTCTGTGCAACTGGATCATTAGGATGTGCTTTTTGAGCCGCAAGCAAAATGTCTCTATCTAACTGTTGTTCAGGTGTCATTTTTGTTAGATTCATTGCTACTTGAAATGACTGATCATTAGAGGCAATAGCCGCCGCTTCGTCCATTGTTTTAGCCGCACCAGAATCCATAAGTGCCTGCATCCTTGAACGCTTAACATTTGTTTCTTCAAGTGCTTTACGTTCACGTTCTTGCTGGAGTCCAACAGTTTGTTTAGTTTGAGCCTGTTCTTGAGCCAACTGTTGACTTCTCTGGATAAGAGCCATGCCTCTTCCTGTATCACCACGTTGAAGTAATTGTTTTCCAAGGTTAGCAATTCCTTCAGGCGTAGTTAAATCAGACTGACTAGCCAAGTTCTGGAATTGAGATATTCTTTGTAACTGTGGGTCTTCAGCACCTAATGCACCAGCAATAGCACCACCCAACTGTCTTCCGCCATAGATAAGGCTAGTACGAGCAGATGCAAAAGGATCCATCTGTCCTAATTCTGCCGCTTGCTTCAAAGCCAATATATTTTGATCTCTTTGGTACATCTCAGGAGTCATACCAAATAATCCGCCCACGATTGATTCTGCCATGATTAGTCTCCAATACCAGAAGTGCCTGACAACAAACTACCTACGCCATAACCATATTGAGTATTTGGACTCATGGTTGCTGGGTTATAAACAACATTACCAAAACTATTTGTTTGTGGTCTGCTTCTTAAATAATCATACAAATACGGATTAGTTCCCGCACCTTGTAAGATATTAGCCAATGGGTTGTAGGCATTAGCGGCTTGCATTGTTCTTGCCGCGCCCAGCCCACCCTCTAGCAAAGACCTTCCAACGTTAGCGCCAGCAGTAGCAGACCTACCACCTAACGCACTACCAATCTCAAGCCCTTGTTGACCCATTTGTTCAATAGTTCCACCCAAGCCAAGAGAGGTTTGGAATGGTGACAATGCGCCAACTTGACCAGCCTGATATTGACCAAGCAATTGTGAGCCTGAGCCAAGCAACCCTGCACCAAATGCAGTTTGTCGTTGACCAGCCTCTTGTGCTTGAGCCGCAAGTTGTAAGTCTTGTTGTGCCAATGCGTTGTAATAGGCTTCCATCTCAGGATTAGCCGCACTAAGCCCCATGCCTCCGCTTGGACGCAATCCCGTTGCACCTACTGACAAACCACCACGCCCTGTATTAAAGAGTTGGTTTTGCACTTGTGCATACTGTCTTTCACGACTAGGCGCAAGTAAGTCTTGCTGTCGCGATATGTATTGTTGCGCTACTTGTTCAGGAGTTTGAGCCAAATACTGTTGACCAAGACTGAATAGTCCTCCAGCCGCACCTTGCAAAGGAGCGTACTGTTGTGGAGCCATTAAGCCCTGTTGTATTTGTTGTTGCGATAGGGCTTGTAACTGATCCTGATATTGTTGTAGTTCAGGAGATACTGTGTAGCCAGCACCCGACAACCTTCCCTCTGGCCCAAACTGGAATTGAGATGAACCAAAACGAGTTGTCGTACCAATGGGTCGGAAACGTGATTCTTCTGCCGCTATTCGTGCGGACTCTAATTGCGCGGCGGCAGAAGCCTGAGCCGCTTTTTGAGCGGATTGCCCTTGCAATAATCCGCCAACAACCATTGCTCCACCAATATAAGCAGGCATATCATTTCCCCTTTATCAAAACTTTATCCACATTAGACGGGTCTTTCTCGTCTGTGGCATGGATACAAAACCAAACACAATCTGTAATCGCTTTAACGCCATGATTCAGACCCGCTTTTATCTCAATACACGCTGGTGCATCAACAATGTGAATCTCATCGCCACGCAATACAGCAACCTTACCCTTTGCCAAAATAGACAAATGACTGTAATTGTGGGTGTGCTTTAAGATAGCCTCGCCCGCAGTAAATGCCGTTTCTTTGGCATACAGTCCATCAGAGAAGTGATGCGTAATCATGCTGTGCGTTTCCACATATAGACAGTTATGTATGGCTGATAGTTGGCATTTGTGCCACTAGAACCAGCAGAAGCAACAGAAATAGAACCAGCAGGAGTTCCAGCAGATTCATAATTTGTGTAAGTAGCAGGGCCATTGCCAGAGTCAGCATTTCTAACAAACTCTCTATTACCAGCGTCACCACCATCATTTGCTGTTGAGTCATTAGAGCCAACATAATGTCTATGAGTACCCATTGCAGTACCCGTAAATGTAGCCGTATGGGTGTGGCTTACAGTAATAGCATCTGCGCTACCACCAGTTTCTTCTGCGCTGTCAAACAAGGCATTGCCAGAGTCAAAGCCAACAGGAACACGACCTGCACCAAAGGCTGTCCAAGTACCAAAGCCAAGCAGAGTCCCTGCATTTGTGCTTGACGTTGCATTTGTGTAGATAGAGCCAACAGGATAAAGCAAAGCAATTGCCGCCTGTACAAAAGCAGTAGTTGCTATCGTAGTTGTATTGCTTCCAGAACTTTGAGTAACCGCAATCGTGCCTGTTGGCAATGTAGGCGTACCAGTAAATGTGGGAGATGCTAAATCTGCCTTGGTCGCAACAGCCGTAGCAATGTTGTTGAACTCTGTATCAATCTCTGTACCCTTGACAATCTTTAAAGGATTGCCAGAAGATAGGTTATCTTTGGTAGCAAAGTTCGTGCTTTTTGTGTAGTCTGACAAGATAATCTCCTTTAACTTACTTTGCCACGTTTGGCTTGAATTTCAATTTTCTGTATAGACAAGGCTGTGCCATTGATGTCAGCCTCATACCCTGTTTGTACAACCTTACCCGCACCAGACGCAGAAACATTCAATGTCTGCAAAGCAACACCATCAGAGTAGTACGCAACAGTAGTTGCATTTGCGCCATACTCAGCAATTCCATAGTAGTAAACATCCTGCTCTGGAATACTTGCGTTATCTGACAAATAGTTGGTCTTAAAGTCAAAGCCCCACTTAAATGTCACGTCTTGGTTTGTTCCACCAATCACCACAATCGATAACTTTTTCAAAATAGAAGTTACATTCTGATCACCAAGGTCAGCATGGTTTGTGTAGTACAAAAAGCGATACGCTTCGTTGTAATCTTGGTAGGTGTTATACAAGCCAATATAACCATTCTGTCCAACCAACAAACTTCCATCTCTCTTAGAGAGCAAAGATTTTGGTGTAATAGAGTCCCAAGTTGTAACCCTTGCCGCACCATCGGGCAAGAAAGCCTTTGTATCGAAACACCATGTAGTGTCAATGCTTGGAGTTACCAACAAGTAAAACGCTTGTCTCTCAGAGTAAACAGACTTAATGTTGGCTAACGTCTCGCCCGCAACAGTTCCCATCAAGTCATTACGTATGTTCTTAGACAAGTCTCTCTCAGGCGCAGACTTCTCTTGAATTGTTCTCATCAACGATCTGACACCAGAGTTAGACAAGAACAAAACATCTGTACTCGTTGTTTGAATACTGTCCCTAGCAATACAACCTATACCCTCGATTGTGTCGCTCAAGGACATCGTGGACGGAGTGGTTGCATTGGCATAAACCAAGATTTGACGCTTACCAAAGATAAACAAGAATCCATTGTGTGCCGCCAAACCCGTAATCTCATCTGAGCCGTTAGGCCACACCCTAGAGACATCTAGACTACCAGCAGTACCAGTAGCCCAAATATGCCCCGCAGTCAGATCACTAAATGACACAGTTGAATTGTTGGATGCTGTAGTCGCTACCCACAATCTTCCGTAAGCAGATAGCGCAATGTTTGCATCAGGCACAGTCCCCACATAACCACTTTTCTCAGACACACGCCTATAAGTAGTAGTACTCACAGCGGGGTCGTATATCAATGGGTTATACCCAGATTGGAAAAAGTATGTGATTTGATTTAAGGATACACATTGCCAGTTGCTTGCCGTAATGGTAGGAGCAGACCCCCCTCCCCCATAGGTCAACTCTGTAACAACATTGGATGCACCTAGTTTGAATAACTTGTTGTTGCCAGCAAACAGCACAGTTAAAGAGCCATCTGCTTGGATTAACTCATGTATTACCTTGACATCATTAGCACCTAAATTGCCACTAGATGCGTTGACCCTAGACCACCCTTGACGCGAACCGATGCGTCCGTATTGGTCAATGATGCAATTAGTAGCAACAAGCGCAAACCCAGCGTTCAAATCCAAGGGCGAGTCTTGGGTGTTCAGCCCATAGAAGCCTGGGGCTGAGATGCTAGAGGTTTGTATTGCTTGGCTCATATTGCCACAAACTCCCCTGTCTCAGGATAACGAGTACCCTCAAGAGCAATATAGTCTGACAGCATTGATCTGTATAGCGCATAAGCCTCTGAGGAGGTTAGTCCGCCATCTTCACCACGCTCAACCAATGCACGAGCATAGGCATTTTGTGCCACCAACACATCAGGCACTTTCACCACAGTACCATCCGCAGACAATGTGGCTTGTGGGACAACCAAGGAAAACTTGATTGTGTATACGCCATTAGGTATTGGGAACAGGGTGACTTTAGTATCGTAAGAGCCATCCACGCCATCAAAGGCAAACTCTGTTGGAATTGCGTTCACCAATGGGAGGAAGTTTTGCTTGCGATTCATGTCCACAAAGTTGATATTTGTGAGACTTATATTGCTTGTTGTGTTGATAACATCTTGCACTTGGAACTTCTGACCAGCCCCCGTAAGGGAGTAAGAAGCAGTATTAGATGCTGTGGTGACTGTGATGGTTTGACCCAAGATATTCCAACCAAACGCATCTTCTACTTGACGCTTGGCATCATTGACAAACTTGCCAATCAGGGTGGAATATGAGGTTTCTGCGTTAGTAGAGACTGTTGTCTCACGCAACCGAACCAAGACATCGTTAATCAGTTCTAAGTAGGTCATTGTCTTGTCAATCCTATTTCTTCAAAGGTTGCTATAAAACTGAATGTACTGCCCGACTCAGTAGTTATTTTGATTTTGTCATCTTCTTCAAGAACAATATAAGCACCACCATCAAATTGAAGATAGTTTTTTGATGTGAAAGTGTATTGAGTCAATATATCAAGAGTGGTACTGGCACTTGCGTCAAACCATTGAACAGTTATGTGCTTGGTAGAGCCGCCTGTATTGTGAATGTACATTACAGTAAATTTGGCGTAATAGCCCTTGGGACACGTATAGACTGTTGTGTCTACTGCCGCTGTGGGACTAACTCCAACCGATAATGCTCTCATTTGCTTGCCTTCGCCTTATTTCGTGATGAAATTGCTCTAGCCTTTGCCTTTGCGTCAGCCTTGGAATCAGCACCCCAAGCCTTCAGCGAAAGAAGCAATCGAGTCGGTTCTCCGTTCTTGTACTCTGCACCGCTATTACCAGCCATACGAGCCAAAAAACTTGCTCTCCTCGGGTTATCACCCGCTTTGACTGGCGCTTTTAAATTACCACCAGTTTCACTATTATATGATGCTCTGCCCTTGGCGTTCAATCCGCCCTTCGCATTTTTACCTTCGGAGCGTTGCCAAGCGGGAGTTTTCATCACTTCACCTTTTTTGGTTTCTTTGCAGTTTTAGCAGACTCAATAAACGCTTTGGCAGTTGGCGCACCTTTGCTAC